GTTTTGAGTTGATACAAAACTGATGTAAAAAGTTGAGCATATCTCGATTATGAGTGCGCTCAGTCCAATGATTAGATATTTTTTCATATGCCTAACTCGTTATTGCCTCCTGAGTGCTCAATGGTTAACTCAAATTTGAACTGAGGGGACATCAAATCAGCATACTCCTCGACACCTCGAGTTAGCCATTGTTGAAACTTTTCCCGTCTGCGTTTGTTCGCGATTTCCCTGCGTGCATCCTCGTTGGCTACAAAGACATATATCGTGTACCATGATGAGCCTTTCTGAAACATGCCTGCCTCAAAAAGTAGACCCGTATCGGCTAATATCGAGATAGTCGCAGTGAGGGACTGATGACTCATGCCCAGTGCATCCCTCATCTCGTAGATGGATGTCCCACCGATTCCTGCATCCTGAATGTATTTCAACACCCTCACGATGTTGGATTTAATTGCGCCCGTGCGTAACTGCTCGAGCCATGTTTGTGCTTTTGCTTTCATTTTTTTAGTCGTTTAATTTTACGTTATATTCGTTTAGTGATTCCCTTAATCCGTCCCTGATTTTCTCAATGATTTGATTTTGTTCCTCGGTATAATCGCCGTATTTGTACATGGCTCTGAGTTCGGTTTGCAGGTCGTACAATACGCCCCACATCGCGACCGATTGCACTGCCGTTTCATATTCATATTTGTCCTCAGGTAGGTTGTATTCAATAGTTGCTTTCATATCTTTGAGATTTCGTTCATGATTTCAGTTAGTCCTATCGCTGATATATCTCTCATGGTTTCGCTCATCCCATCAGGGAGCACATGCCATCGCTTATCATTGAAATCGTATAGCATCCAAAAATAATCAGCGTTAAAACATGCCACCTCTACCGATGTGACACCTTTGTCGCAGTACGTTCCATCTCCCCAATTTACCGAGATAGTACATCCGTTTGGGTACTTGATTTGAAACCTGTGTTTTTCGTTGTTTACGAAACTTTTCATACGTTTTGATTTAGTGATTTATAATACTTTTCGTAGATTTCGCGAGCACCCTCGACCCTCAACCGAATAGCCTCGATGACCGAATCATCGCGCTCGATTTTGAATATCTTTACCCGTTTGTTTTCAGGGATGGAATCAAACACCAACTGCTTATTGGCGATGTCCTCCCCTATCTCCAACATCTCATCAAATGATTTGCCGTGATACGCAGGTAACGGATGCAAATTGTATGCGATTTTTTCTGCCTCCTTGTATACCATGTGAGAGGGAGCGGATGTCAACGTATAAATCAGGTATGAATGGGTATACCCACTCAACCACATATACGTTTGCAGTTGGTGATAGTAGTCCTTGTTTGGGACATCGGATTCAAACCATGGAAAAGTAGACCCATCCCATGAATTTTTCACATCGATTAGGTAGCCGTTATCAAGTACATCAGGCTCACCCGTTGCCCATTGATTAAACCATCGTTTTTTAGGCTTATCGAGGTCGATTTCCCATCCCGTGACTCGCTTAATCATCTCCAGTGAATCAGCCTCATTTATGATTCCTTTCTCGATGTGTTTGGAGGTCACATGCTTATCGATTCCGAACTCATTAAACAATACCGCATCCTGAATGATTTTCATCGCAGTTGCGCCCCATTCCGAGCCTCCTCGACCCTTTGTCATCAGCCCCCCAACTTGGGAGGCTCTGACTAACCATGCATGCGATGTCATTGTGGTACGATTTGGTCAATGGTGATAATCTGATTCGGACTCAAAGCATATTCATCCATCGCCTTGTCACGAGTTATCGTACCTGATTGAATCGCTCCGCATAACCGCAGGAACTCGTTGTGATTGAGTGCTCGTTTTTTTGGCGCTTGCATCTGCTCTCCTGAGGCATCCGTGTCCTTGTCGGATACGATACCCAAAATCGATGAGATGGAATACCTGCGCAAATAACTGATAGCCGACCCGAGTACCTGAAAATCATTCATACCCTTGAGAATCACGCCCTCAGGAATGTCAATGCTTGATTCAATGGTCTCTCCTGTGTCGATATGAAACACAATCGTGCGCACTGATTTCCCCTCCAATGGTTGAGTGAATCCTAATCGCCATTTAGCCAATAGCGGATTTATTTTGCTCAGGATGGTCGGTAGGTCGGCGTATGTGTATCCGTACCCCTTTGTTTGTTGCAGGATTACAGGACATTCCTGCTGAAATCCTGCTATAGCCTGTTTGATATTTGTCGGAGTCGTTTGCTCGATGAATGGCACTGCCATCTCTTGCATAGGGTCATGCTCCAATACCCTCTCAACTTGTTGCTTTGTTCTGCTCATGATTTTGATTAATTAATTATTACAAATTTAAGTTTTTTTATTGAATGTCCGACTCTTTACCTTATATTTTGTATAGATTTCGAGTAGTTCATCCTTTGTGAATTTACGGGTCTCATTCGATACCGAATCGAGTCGGTCAAGTTCATCCGTTCCGATACGTTCTGATATTCTTTTCCTGTACTCTAACAGGTTGCCGTGTAGGTCACGATTGCACCTAACGCACTGCCCGTGAACATTTGACTCATCGAATCTGAGAGACCAGTGGTTATTTGCGTTGTAAAAATGCCCTGCATCAAATTTGCGACCCATCAGAGATACCCCACACGATACACACCCTTTATCCCCATCCCTGAGCCTGATGAATTGATTGAAAACTACCTGAGATTTTTTGACCCAATCCTGAGTAGTCATCAAATCGGTTTTCATCGTTTTAAGTCGTTTCGCCTGAATTTTGACCTCATTTGCTTTGATTTGCCGTAGTTTCTCGAGTGCCTCTATGTATTTGCACTCATGACCCCAACAAACGCGCTCTAATCGGCTAAAACGAGGCTCAAATGAACTTTTGCATATCTTACACCGCTTCATAATGTGATTTTTGACATCAAAGATGCGTTTTTTTGCCTTAACTCCCTCACCTCGACCTCCAATTTAATGTTGGCGAGATGGGAGGCATTTAACGTCCTTTCGAGAGTTCCCCACTCATCCCGAGCCAATCGAATGAACTCGCATGCCTCGAGACACATCCGCTCCGCATCTCTCATCGATGTGATGAGGTCTGAACGTGTTGGATGCTTTTGCTCAATCTCCTCCCTGCTCGCTCTGATTTTGTGCCATAAAAAATCCGTTTGATGTTGGATTTTTAGTAGATATAGTTCCCTATCCATGATTAAAATTTGAATTTGTTTGATGTCTCTCGTTTTGGTCGATGCGTGCCCAGTGCATCCATTCCCTGAATCACGAATCCGAGTCCGTTGTTGAACTCGCATAAAATTGGCTCATTTAGGCGATTAATTGCGCCTCCCGTTTCCACGTCCTTGATTTTCTCAGCGCTGAACATCGTGTAATATCTCATGCTCTCATGCTTGACAAGTCGATGAATCACGAACATGTCATCACATCGATTTAGGAACGCTTTGCCCCCCTCTATGTGGTCTTTTAGTGGAGGCTTGAGATGCCCTTTCCATTCGCCATCAGGATACAGGTTGCCTGCCCTCCCTGATTCGGAATTGGGATGCGTATTGATGTAAATGGTTTTCCCTGTTCGGTTGCAAAAGTCCCGAGCCATGTTCAAAAATCGGTAGTTACCCTCATACGTCATATCCCTGTCAAGTCCCGTAAATGGGTCTATCAGGCAGGCATCCACATCAGCCTCCTCAAATATCCGCAGGAGCGCATCAGGTTTGTAGAGAATTTTGTTATCAACAAATACAAAAAATTGCTCAAGGTAGGTAGCAGTCGACATGATTTCATGTTCGGTTAATTCGGTGAACTTTACACCCCGATACATTTGTATCATGTCCCTAAGTATTTGACCCTTGCTATTCTCTCCCATCCACAAAATAAATCTCAGGTCGTGAGCGATTGCCAATGTGAGAAAATACCATACGATAAAGTACGATTTTCCGACATTATCGTGACCGAGAATAATATTCAGTTGGGAGCGCTTAAATCTGATGTGCTCATCGATGGCGCATCCGATTCCGAGTCCCTGTTTTATACGTCCGTTTTTGACATCCAACAGGTAGTCCGTTACGTTACCTTGTACCTGTACCATTGATTTGCTTCATTACGTTTGCATAAAGGTCATTTGAGTCATCAGGACGGCTATCAGGCTTTTGGTATTTGTTTTGATTCTTTTCCCATGTACCGAGCCTCCGTTTCATGTCGAACGCTTTCTCCATCTCAAATCTCATTTTATCGCTATTCAATGAGGTCTCAGTCCAGTACAAAAAAAACTCGTTGCACATGGTACGATTTTCATCCGTTACAAAAACGCCTAATAAATCTATAAATAGTTTCTTTCTTTCTTTATATGATTTTTTTTGCGTTTTTTCTGCGTTTCTTTCGCGAACTTTCTCCGTTTTAGGTTTTTCATCAAACCCTTGATAGTCCTCGTATTGCGCGATTTTTATGCGTGTCGCGAGCAGTTCCGATTTGATGACTACCATTCCATCCCCCTCGAGCATGTTCAGAAACTTTCTGACCTTACTAACTGAGCAGTTCCATCGCCGTGCTAATGTTTGCCCTGAGCGTATCAATTCGCCTCTCTCCACGTTAAACATCCTGCCATTGATGGCAAAGTTACTCCGTTCATAATTAGCCATACCGATGAGGTCTATCCATGCCTTGAATGACCACGGGTCATCAAATACCCAATGGTTAAAAATACGCCTGTCGATTTTGATAAAACTCATTTCATTTTTGATTTGTGCGTGAATACTATCGAATCCTCGGTATAGTTGATTTTGCCTCCCCTCCTGACAGGTACATGTACATGGTAGTTGTAGTCCGCGCTCCGAAAATGGGTCGCTCTCATTTGTATCCCGTTGCATATGTAGTGATTCACATCCTTGAGCACCTCAGATAAGTACGGAAAATCATTCAAATCGATGTCAATCTCAATCTTTATTTTCGCTTTCATTTGGTACGATTTTGAACGTCATTAATTCCCCAGTGCCCTGATGTTGTTTTGTCGTGATTCTCACGATGATTTCGGTTTCCGATTGGCTCAGGATGTCCCCGAATTTTCGATTATTCCGCGTGACCTGCATCAGGTCGAAATCAAATGTAAATTTATTGGCTTGCTTAGTTTTTTTCATTCCGCTTATATTTGCAAATTAGTAAATAAAGGCTCACGTTAAATGAGCCTCCTTTGTCGTGTGTAAACGCTTGTCTCTCCCACCATGACACCATATCACCAAGGGTCATTTGAGTTTTGCGCATCTCAGTGCGTTTGGTTGGCATCTTTGTACAATTCATCGCAAATGTATTGAATTAAATTTAACCTTGATTCCTCGTTCAAATGGGACTCATCCAACTGACCTAAATTCTCATGGATGATTCGACCGATTTGTATGTTTGTCGGATGGTACTCGTATCCCGATTCGACTACATAGCCCCCCTCAGTGACCTCGACCCATTCTCGAAACATGTCGTAGGTATACGATACATCCATCGCTCCATCCTCCTCAACCGCCTCAACAAAACTGAGGCGTAGATTTATGCCCATGATGTCAACAGGGCACGGGTTAATTGTGTTTTCTTTCGTTTGCATGACTTTCTCGGTATTGGTTAGTAGATTCCATCTAAATCGGGTAAAACATCGCTCACAGGCTCTGAAATCGCCTCCTGAGCCTCCTGAGCACGTTCCTGCTCTCTCTCCTCCTCGTATTTGATTTCGGTATTTACATCCTGAATAGCCGAGTCGAGATTGCTCCTGATTCCTTTAATCAGTTGATACGTATCGATGTTGATATTTTCCAATACTAACTCGTTACCATATTGGATTTTGAACTCAGCCGAATCATAATCGATGAGGTCATAGTCCTCGATGCAGTCGACTAAGGAATCAACAAAGTGCTCGACCCATTCATCAGGGATGTGAGCGAGTTTCGATTTAGCCTCAGGTATCTCGATGCTTTGCAGGATTTTGATGACATCCTGCGGAGTAAATAATGATGCCGTCAATGGTGACGGATTTGAGGCGATTTCAGTCATCACCTCGATTGCTTTGGTTAGTGTGTACTTTTCCACTTTTTTTGATTTATTAAATTATGTGCGTTATGGATGCGCACCCCCCTGATTAATTATAGATATTCTTTTCGATATTGAGTGAACGCCTCCGCACATTTTTTGGAGTTGATGCGTTGATTCAAATCCCCATCCAATGTCATGATGAGCCATTTCATAAATTCAACACTTTCAGTGTAAGGTTGACCGAATTTGAATGTCAGGTCGCTCAGGTTTGACATGATTACCATACTCGCCAGTGCCCCTGTCTCGTCTAAAAAATTTACTTTGTTCATTTGATTAAAAATTAAGGTTAAGAAAAAACGTATTTCATATTCATATGCGCTTTGATGAGTAGCCTCACCGCTACGATTTGACATCTCAGCGCCTCTCGGTCGCTATAATCACCCTCGGCGATTTGCTCGTAGTATCCCATGATGTCCCTGTGCATATCATAGTGATGAATCTCGGTATAGTCGAGTAGTGAATCTGCGATGTGAATGTACTCCTTGAGTAGTTCCTGCATCTCGTGTCTTGCTGATTTCATTTGATTAAAAATTAAGAATTGCAAATTGAATAATAAGCCACCCTCCGTAGAGGGTAGCGATTAATACCGCGAAATCGCGAATTGTTCTGAAAAATTCCTGTTCCATGTTTTCTGATTTATTTGGTTTGTGTTAAATTTAGTTCCCTACACGCATAGTTAATATGCTTTGATGTTGTTTGTGACCAATAGCCTAAGACCAGCGCAGTGCGATTGTTGTAATCGATTTTCGCGACCCGTGTCGTGTAGGATTGGATGTAGTCAGCACCATCAAAATGAATGATGCTCAGGTTGTCTCGGTACTTTTCAAATTTTCTCATGATTTCTGATTTTTTATGGTTATACAATTATTTACTTAATAGTGAATTTAATTTGATTCGCAGTTGGATTGCCTGATGGCAGTTAAATCCTTTTTGCGCGATTGCTTGATTCAACATCATTTTTGTTTTTTCGATACGTGCTTGCTTTTTCATTTTTCAAATTTTATATGGTTATACTATTAAACAAAAAAGGGGTGAATCTCTCGACCCACCCCCGTGATTTTGTTTTGCTCAATGTTCACCCTTTGTCCCCGATGCAGGCTCGTAAAATACGCATGTGCAATCGGGGTGAACTTGTTTCCGTGATTTCAATGAACTACCAACCCTGCACCCCACCGCCACAACCAACACCCTCAACCATCAACAGGACAAAGATTGCAAATTAAATTTAATATAACACAATCTTTTTTCAATTATTTTTCATTTTGCCCCTGAAACCCCTATAAACATAGGCGAAAATTTTTTGATTTTTTTTTCTGATGGCAAAAATGGGACTTAGCCGGTACATGTGCCTCTGAAACCTTAGCCTGCATAGCAAAACGCGTTTCTCCGATTTTCAATGTCGTAACCTATGCCGAGGGGTAAAGTGCGGGAAATCGCCTGAAAATGCCCTCAAATCGCATCGTACATTTTTGAAAATCGGCAAAAATAGGCACAAAAAAAAGGGTCGGACAAAGCAGAAACCGACCCCTTTTTAACCAAAATTTGAAAAGATACGAGGGTAAAAGTAGTGAATTAAAACTCGTTTAGCAAACAATACGAGACCGATTTTCCACTTTGAGAGGCAAAATGTCGCATCATTAAAACGTACTTTTGAGTGTCATTGACCACCTGACATCCTGCCGACCACCCCGCAATTTTTTGCTTTATGGTCGTGTTTTCCATGTCGTATGTGTTCGCATGAAAGTTGATTCCGAAATATCCCGAGACCTCTTTTCCGAGTTCCTCTGATTTCAAATCGCCGTCACCATCCCTGAAAATTGTCACAGGCGCACCGATTTGTACCAATGCATTCATGCGTTTTTTGTGCTTACCATACCTCCATATTTTGTGATGCCACATGTCCGATTTAAGAATCGCAGCACCCAATGGATTGTACGATTTATATCCACCTCTCAGGATGGATGAGGCAGGATGGGTCGTGCCCGTTGCCATCATGATAAACTCCTCCCCTCGGTACAGGTAGAATTTATCATCAAATTCATCAGGTCTATCTGCTTTTGACCTTACGCCTATCAACCATAATGAGTCAGGAATGGATTGAAAAGTAGGTAGGGATTTGACCCTGTCGAGTAGTTCCTTGTCGGTATATTTACGTACCATGTTTATGATTTTTTGTTTTTGTATCTACGATTGATTATGCCTATCACCAGTGCTATGAGAGAAAGTATTGAAAGTATTGCAGGAGTCGAATCGTGACTCTTGAGGTCATGAGCCACCCTGTCGTAGCGATGTAGTACCTCCTCAACCAAAACGCTATCAGATAGATTGTGTACATCCTGATGTACATATACGATTATCGTGTCGTGAATCGAGTCATTTGTTGTCTTTTCCATATTTATTTTTTAACCATGAGATGAATATATCGTAAAGGTCTCCGATGAGTTCATCGAGGACATCAGTAAACTCGTTGGCTACCCACCCTATGCAGAATGAAATCAAAACTATCACCTTTGGACTCACATCCGCGTAAAAGTAGGCAACCAATCCCGTCACTGAATACGTCAAAATCCCTGCGATAGACATCGAGAGAATTATCGTAGACCATCTGAATCTTTTCTTAATACCTTTCAACATCGCTCCTACCATGCCGATACCCATGGATATAAAATCCAACAAATTCTCCATCCCTTTCATTACCTTTGAATTGTAGTTCCTGTATTAAAATATAGCCATTCAACAAACTGCTCGAATGGTATCTCCTCCCCATTGATACTAAATGAGTTATCGATGTACGTGGTCTCCCCATCAGGACTCTCAATCAGCATGCGTGACCTGATGTTGATACGTTTGTACGGGGAGTCGCAGGTAATCGCTACCCCTGTGTTGAGTATCAGAGTCGCATCCGTTAAATTTTTATACCCGATGAATGATGTTTTTTCCTTTGGAAAATCGAATTGACCTGTGAAATTTGTCTCCCTTGTTTCGAGGTCATTCCACCCCGTTGTAATCACGTTGTAGTTACCTTTTTGCTCTATTGTGATAAAGTTTTGTGTCATGGTTTGTGTGGTTTAGTAGTATGTTCGTTTGTTTTTGAATTTGTCTGAGACCTTACAGGATAATTTTGCTTTTCGGCTAAAATCGTAGTACTCGATTTCAGGCGATTCCTCCACGATGACAGGCAGGTCGTTGTATCTATATGAATGGTTATGCGCGTTGTAGTCGCTGATGTAGAGTTGATTCTCACTGAGCAAATATATCTCAGTGATAGGTCGAATGATGCACTCATCCATTGGGTCGGTAGTGATTTCATACGAGTAAAGATTCTCTCTGATGACTCGTTTCATCTCCCGATTTCCGTATATGATGTTATCGATTTCCGTGTTCGGTTGGCGCTTGCCAATAAACCCATAAAATCTCATGTCTGAGACCACATCAGACCCCGTGAAATTGATTCCGTCTGCCTCCTGAATTCCGTTAAACACGGAGCGTATGCGAGCAGTTCCGAGCGCGTTTTGTATTGTGTATGGCTTAAGTTTGAAATTACCCACGTTGATGCTCCCGACAATACCTGAGATGTTGAATGAGATGCTGAAATTATAGCACCCTGCGCCATCCTGTAAAAGTACCTGATACCAATCGATAGTTGAATAAAACGCGTTAGGCTCGTTGGGGAATGGGACTGCTACAGGTACGTAATTTGTCGCAGTTCCGTTCTTGGTCAGGACAAATGAGCACGTATCCAGTGAGTCGCTTAATTTGACCCATCCGCTCGATTTGTCGCTCTCCCATGATTCGCCTGCTGATGCGAGGACTAACTGCTCACAACAGCAATCTTTGAGACCCCTGTCATCCTCCACAAAATCCTGAGGGATGCTGATTGATTTGAAACTCCACATCATTCTATCCTCGCGACCGCATATATTTGGGCAGTCGATTTCCTCGCTGAATATCTCGGCGTTACCAAAGGGATGAAAAACATTTACAAACCAATCTCCGATTGGGCAGGGTATATCACCCTCAATACTCGCCCAAAATTCACTCGGGTCACTGATGCCTAATGCATCACCTAACACCCATGAATTGAACGTAGAATCCCAATACACGTAATACGTAGTGCCTCCGTAGATAAACTCCCAATAGTTTCGACCATCGTACTCACCAACATAGGACAAATCGTATGAGGTTGTCTCAAAATCAATGGTTATCGATATTCGTATACAATCACACATCAGTACGTTTTTTCAAGTATACCAATAAATGACTGAATCTCGTTTGCAGGATTTGATGAACTGAACTGCGCCTTTACATCCAATGTGTTTGGGATGGTAGTATCAAATGTCGTATTATTTACCCCGACAAAATCCTGACCCTCGTAAATATTCGCGCTATCCTTGTTGTATGCAAATCCTCCTGCTGATGTGACTGAGGCTACCATCGCGCCCCCTATCGCTCCGATGACAAAATCCACCACTAACTCAAAGGCTTTGGATGTGATGGTAGGTAGTGTTAGCGCCCCCGTAGATGCGAGCAAAGTTGTTCCGTTAGTATAGATGTTGATGCTCAAAGTATCGTTGTTGTGAGCGCCTAAATACCCCCTCAATGTGAATCTGAATGTATCCCCCACCGCGAATCCATTTGATGGAACTGATAAAGACCCGAGACCAGTGCTATCGAGAATCGACTGCTCGCCTGTTCCCGTTACATTTGTCGATGGAGTGAGCATGGTGAATTTGCCTGCCCTGAGATTCACCCCTTTGATTTTGGATGAATCATATCCGACCCCGTTGTAAAAATCTACATCGAGATAGTCGTTATCCCCTATTTTGTATATCTCTAATGGATAATTGTGTATTTCGTTTGCCATATCGTTTGTTTAACTCATTTCTTTATATCCTCCTGAGGTCGTGTTTTTTATCGCACCCCATGTCGTGTACTTAAATTTCGGTCGTGTCGATGTCGTGCACCGCTTAATTTTAGAT